GCACGTTCGCCGTAACCGTGACCCGCAACGACGCAGCGAGGGCGATCTGATGCCGGTCGAACCGCAGCACATGCAGACCTTCCAGGTCAGGGCGCCCCGCGACGCCTATCGTGTCGGAACGTGCGAGGAAGCCGAGTGCGACCACTACGCCCGCGGCTGGAAGATGCAGATCGACCTGCAGTCCGAGCTCGGCCAGAAGCAGGCGTACTACATCAAGCACCAGTCCGGCCGCAGCTTCACCCACGAAGTCCTGCCGTCGGGCCTGGTCGAGCTGGTCTTCAAGGGCGGCCAGCCGTGCTTCCGGGAGCACAAGATCCGCAACGACGTCCCGGACACCTTCCTCGTCAAGGGAGGGGACGCCCGGGGTAACCCTCTGAAGACACCGACGAGGGTCCACAAGCGGCCGGAGTTCTGGGTGGAGGAGTTCGCCCAGAACCAGGCCCGCATCGCCGAAGTACACCAGAGGGGATAGGACATGGCCAAGCAGTCCGGCCTCGCGTGGACCACGCTGTCGGTAGACGACAGCGGCGGGACTCCGCGAGACATCCGCAACGACATCACCAACTTCGAGTTCGCCACGCCGCGAGCCGTCCAGGAGACCACGGGCATCGACAAGTCCGCGATCGAGCGGCTGCTGCTCCTGGCCGACTTCTCGATGACGCTCAACGGCATCGCGAACTTCACCGCCACCACGTCGGCTCACGCCGTCCTGAAGACCGTCTCGTCCACCTCGGTGCAGCGGACGGTCTCGATCGGTATCGGCGGCCAGACGCTGGCCTGCGAGTGCCTGATCACCGACTACAACCTGACGCGGTCCGATTCGGGCGAGCTGACCTGGCAGGCGCCGATCGTCCTGGCCGACGGCAACGTTCCGACCTGGTCGTAAGGAGTAGTCGTGGCGCGAAGAGTGGATCTCCTGAGCCTCAATACCGAGATGCGGTTCTCGGGTCCGCTCTTCGACGCGCGCGGCCGGCGGCTGTTCCGGCGATTCAGGGAGCAACTGGAGGAAGAGGCCGCCGACTTCGTCCTGACGCACGTCAAGGACACGTACCATACACACTTCAAGCACCCGACGGGCTACTACGAGTCCCACGTCCGGGTCAAGAACACCACGTCCGGCCCTGAGGTCTGGGACGGCGGGGAGTTCGGCCCGGTTTACGGTCCGTGGCTGGAAGGCCTGGGCTCCAGGAACGCCACCAGCCGCTTCAAGGGCTACCACGCGTTCCGCAAGGCTGCTGCCGCCCTGGACGCCCGTATCGAGCGCATGGGCGACATCCTGTTCGAACGCCGCTACCAAGACAGGTTCTGAGGAGAACACCATGGGGTACCGCAGGGTTCCGACGATCCACACACTCGACGACATCGAGGGCGAGCCGGGCCTGGAGGTCCGCGTCAAGTCCATCCCGTTCGGGAAGGTCCGCCGGCTGCTCAGGCTCCTGGACGACGAAACCTCCGAGGTGATGGAGGAGATCTCCGCCCAGCTCGGCAACGCGCTGGTGTCGTGGAACCTGGAGGACGAGGACGGCCCGGTCCCGGCGACGCTGGAGGCGATCGAGGAGCAGGACTTCTCCCTGATCATGTCGGTCGTCAACTCCTGGCTGTCGGCGATCACCGGGGTCAGCGACGACCTGGGAAAAGACTCGCCGAGTGGTCCGCAGTTCCCGGGGCAACCCGTGACGATGGAAGCACTGTAACCGAACCGCCGGAATATGCAGAGGCCGATCTGATCCTCGGCTTGTGCGACCGGTTCCACTGCCTCCCCTCGCAGCTTGAGGAGGAGGACGCAGGCATCATGAGGCTGGTCGCGATCCAGGTGGCCGGAGCGAGGAAGGAGTAGTCGTGGCCAGAGTCGGCGTCAACATCAACGTCAACGACCTGTCGGAGTCCGGCCTGCGCTCGCTGCGGGAGAACATCCGCCGGGTCGACGCGCAGATCCGTGGCGCCGGCGGCCGGATCAACGTCACCCTCAACGACCGGGACACCGTCGAGGGAGCCGACCGTATCCAGCGGGCCCTGCGCGAGATCCCCAACCACGTCCGGGTGCGGGTGCGGATCTCCGAGTCCGGCGAAAGCTCCAGCCAGACCCGGCGCGGCATCATGCGGGTCTTCGGCCCTATCCAGGGCATGGTCAGCGGGATACTGAGCGACGGCGTCGGCCAGGGGCTCCTGGAGGGCTTCAAGAACGCCGCCAAGAACCCAGCGGTGCTGGCAGCGTTCGTGCTCATCATCGAATCGACGGTCGCCCTGGTGGGAGCGGCGCTTGCCGGCGTGCTGGTGTTCGCTTTCGGCGCCGCGTTCGTCGGCCTGGGCGGGTTCCTTGCCTCGAAGTCGAAGGAGGTGAAGAAGCACTGGAAGAGTGCGGCGGACGACATCAAGTCGGCCTGGAAGAATGCCGGCGGCGCGATGGAACCGGTCGTCAACCACGGCATCGACCTGCTGACCAAGCTGTCGAACGCGTTCCTGCCCCACTTCAAGGAGGCCATGGCCAACTCGGCGGCCCCGGTGCAGAGCTTCCTCGACAGTGTCGCGAAGAGCATCATCGACTTCGGCAAGCGGGCGTTCGACCCGATGATGGAGGGCTTCAACGCCCTGCTTCTGGCGTTCGGGCCGGCTTTCGACGACTTCATGAAGGGCCTGGGCGATTCGTTCGGGGCACTGGGCCGGACGGTCTCCAGCCACTCGGGTGAGATCGCGATGGCGCTCAAGGGTATCCTGGGTCTGATCACCACGCTGGTCGACGTCATCAACTTCTTCGCCCAGGCGTGGGTGGTGTCACTTCGGATCATCCACACCGCGATCGGATCGATCGAGATCGCGCTGGGCGGCCTGCTCGACGGCATCATGTACCTGGCGATCAAGGCGGTCGAGGGTTTCGACCTGGCGTTCGGCTGGATTCCAGGCCTGGGCGGCAAGCTCGACGCGGCAAAGGCTTCTATGCAGTCGTGGGCAGACGACGTCACGAACAAGCTGTACACAATGGGCGTAGCGTCCCTGACCTGGGGTCAGAGAATGGATGTGGCCAACAAGAAGCGGAAGCTTCAGGTCGACATCACCGGCTGGACGACGAAGCTGGCCGAGGCCCGCGCGAAGCTGAAGAAGACGACCGACCAGAAGGCTCGCGCGAAGCTGACTGCCGACATCTCCGACCTGACGTCGAAGATCGCGGCAGCAAAGCAGAAGCTGCGCAACCTCAACGGAGCTACCGCTACGACCTACGTCCAGCTCTTCCGGAAGGCCACCTCGGCCGACCGTAACGCCGACGGCGTACCCGACTCCATCGCCCGGCGCACCGGGGGTGTCGTCGGGATGGCCACAGGAGGCCTCGCAAGGGCCTCTATGGCGGCTCGTGGCGTCCTGGTGGGGGAAGCGGGCCCGGAGATCCTGCACGGCGTCCCTGCGGGCTCCAGGGTCACTCCTGCGGGCCGCACCCGCTCGCTGATGGGACAAGGAGGCGGCGGCGGGGGAACCTACAACATCAACGTCGTACTCGACGGCAAGGTGATCGCCAAGGCGACCTTTGACCCGTGGCGGGAAGAAGTCCGCAATCGTGGCGGCATCGGAAAGGTGGTCCCGGCATGACCTTCCCCTACACGCCGCTCCCTCAGAAGATGGAGATTCTTCTCGGCGGCGTCTGGACCGACATCACCTCTTACGTCCGGCGAGTCGACCGCATTGTCGAGATCAAGCGCGGCCGGAGCGCTGAAGCCTCCTCGGTGGAGCCGACGGAGGTTGGGTTCGACCTCAACAACCACGACGGCCGGTTCACCTCCAGGAATCCTACCGGGCCGTACTTCGGGCAGTTCGGGCGCAACACCCGGGGTCGCTCCAGCCTCCCGTACGGGTCGTCGTACCTGTTGCTCCCCGGGTCCTCGGGGGACCGCGCGTCGTGTCCGGACGCTGCGGCGCTGGACATCACCAGCGACATCGACATCCGGATAGATGTCTCGCTGCTGTCGTGGCGGGCCCCGCAGAACTTGTGCGGGAAGCACTTGTCGAGCGGCAACCAGGCCTCTTGGGTCTTGCAGACCAACAGCCTGGGCCGGCTCTGCCTTTCGTGGACGACGGACG